AGCCATACCCGTATGGCTCGGCTTTTTATTGCCCGCCGATTACCCTATAGGCTATCAAGCCCTGTAGTCCAGTTCATCACCGGAGCATCGCCATGCCTGACCCTGCCGACGAAACCCCACAAGCTGACACCGTAATTTCCGCAGAAATCGGAACACTGGAAAAAAACTGGTGGGAATCCGCCACCATCCGCGCCGCCTTGGTGGCGATGCTGCCACCAGTGGCTAGGATGCTGGGCTTTGACGATGCCGTTATCGCGCCTTATGTTGGCGATATTGTCACGGTTGTCTTTGCCGCGGCGGCAATCCATGGGCGCATGACCGCACAAACCCTTATCAAACGGAGCAAGCCATGATCAACAGCAGAAAACTCGAAGACCTCACCCCGCACACCGAAAAGCTCTGCCGGGAATTTATTGCCGCCTGCAAAGCCAAAAACATCGACGTGCTGATTACCTCCACTTATCGCGACAATGCCTCGCAAGCCCTGCTCTACGCCCAAGGCCGCACTATCCCCGGCCTCAAGGTCACCAATGCCCGCCCCGGTCGGTCTTTCCACAACTACCGCTGCGCCTTTGACTTTGTGCCAATCATCAATGGCAAAGCGCAATGGACCGATTTAGCGTTATTTAGGCAGTGCGGGGCCATCGCCAAACAAGTGGGTCTGGAGTGGGCGGGGGATTGGGTTAATTTTAAAGAATTCGCGCATTGCCAATACACTGGCGGCTTAACACTGACGGACTTGCAGCAAGGTAAAACAGTCGCCTAAAAAATAAGCATGAAATAATCTAGGCAACGGCTGGCTAGACCTTTCAGGTTTTAAAAACCTGAAAGGTCTTAACTGACGAACTTATTCCATGCGCATTCCTAAGCGTAAAGTATTTACCAGAAACTGATTTTTTACGCCGATTTAATGCCTTTATTTGCAAATACTTTACGCCTATGGATAACGAGATTATCAAAAACTTGCTCATGTTGCTGCAATGGCTAACCACCTGCGCCTTGGCGGTATACGCGCATAACATTGGCAAGCAACGGGCAACCACCGAATCCATTAATCAAATCCGCGATAAATTAGCGGAAAAATGCCTGCGCATTGCTAAGCTAGAGGCGCAGTTGCCCTCGCGCAACGAGCTGATCCGCCTGCACGAACGTATGGATCGGGAAGCCAAAGAAATGCACGTAGAGCTATCTAAGGTCAATGACCGCCTGGACGATATGCGCCAAAGCCAAAACGAGCGTCTCGACCTTATTGCCCGCGACTCCAAAGAATCCAGCTTACTACTGGGGCAGGTACTAGGTCAGCTGAAACAAATCAACGAGGACAAACGATGAGCGATAACACCGCAACCACCCAAAACGACCTTGCCGCCGAACTGCGCCGCCTTTACCTATTAAAGACTTTAAAGGTGTCAGCCGGCTACCGTGCCAGCATCGACCTGCTCAAACTGGCCCTGCAAAATATCGGCCATTCTGCCTCAACAGCGGTTATTAGGGCAGATGTGGCAAAGCTGGAGCAATTGGGCTTGGTGTCCAGTAGCCCTATCGGGGAAATGGTCATTGTCTTGTTGCGCGATGAAGGCGTTGACGCTGCAGATGGCGTGTCATTCTATCCTGGTGTGGTTGCCCGCCCTGCGCCGGAGCGGTAAAGATGCCAGGGGATTTTCTGGTCACCGACACTAGCATCGTATTCGATAGCTTGCAAGCAGTAGTCGCCACCCCAAACTGGGATGGTTATCTAGCGCAGCTCGGCAGGTTTTTTGCCAGCCAGATAGGTAACGCACCGTCCGAGCGGTTCATTGCATCGCTCGCCCATGGTGATGCGTCTGCTTTGCCAGCCGTGCCCGCTATGGTTTTGATGGGGCGCAAATCCAAAGTCGGGCAATTGCCCCCCGACATCCTCAAGAAATTACAGGCGTTGCTGCTAGACCCGCGTTGCACCCAACTGGAGGCCACCCAGCGCATTAATGACATCTTGGATGAAGAAGGTCTTCCGGCGGTCAGCAAGTCCGCAGTCAACCGCTACGCCATGACCTTCGAGGAAATGACCGCCGAAATTGTCGAGACCGACCGCATGGCCACCCTGATGATTGCCGAGTTGGGCATTAGCAACCAATCTGATATAGGCCAAGCCACCGCTGAATTGCTGAGGCTGATGATTATGAAGTTCATGCCACTGATCCGTGGGGCAATGAATAAAGCCGATCTGGACACCAAAGAAATGAAAACCGTGGTCAGCATGATTAAAGACCTAACCACCAGCCAGCAGCAATTGGAGCAATCCGCCACCATCAACCAGAAACGTGCCGCTGAAATCAAGCGCGAAGCTGCCAAAGAAGCCACCGAGCAAGCCGCCAAAACCGTCGAGCAAGCCGCCACCGCGCGGGGCTTGGATGCCGATTTTGCCAAGTTTTTACGCGAAAAAGTCCTACAGGGAGGGGTGTAATGATTATAGATAGCGAGATGGCTGAATTTATCGACCAGTTGCAACAATGGCATCATAATAAAATCAGCCAGTTACAGAGTATTTTACTCTATAGCGACAAAAACATACTGCTTGGCGATGCCACCATCCCTGCCGATACCGAAATGGCCAAAGGCATTCGGATAGGGGTGGGTATTGCCTTGGGGTTGCTAAGCAAATTGCCGTTTTCTTTAGTTAAAGAGCTAGAGGGTGATGACGCGTGAAACCGTCCTTACCGGCACTAGGCGACACCCAGCGCATTATCGAATGGGATGAACTACCCGAAAGTGTCCGCGCCATCCCTGACGGCTTCAACCCGTTAGCCGATGGCGTGTTTATGAAACACCAGACCGAATGGGTCAATCTGATGCACAGCGTTGATCTGGCAGTGGCGGAAAAATGCCGCCGTTCCGGCATCACCCTAGCCACCGCCCTAGATGACACCATCACCGCCGCGTCCATCAAATCAGCGGGCGGCATGAACGTGTTTTACATCGGCGACACCAAAGAAAAAGGCTTGGAGTTTATCGGCTATTGCGCCAAATTCGCCCGGACCATTGTCGAGAGCATGGGTGGTAGCGCGGTCAGCCAGATCGAGCAATTCCTGTTTGAAGACCAAGACACCAAAGGCGGCGACTCCAAGCATATCAATGCCTTCCGTATTCGTTTTGCTAGCGGCTTTCGCATTGTCGCCCTGTCTTCCCGCCCTGAGAACATCCACGGCTTACAAGGCATTGTCGATATCGACGAAGCCGCACTGCACAAGGATGTCCGTCACGTCATCGAATCTGCCACAGCCCTTTTAATTTGGGGCGGTAAAATCCGCGTCATATCGACTCACAGAGGCACAAAAAACCCCTTTAACCAATTGGTTGCCGATGTCAGAAACGGGCTTTACGGCAAGGCCGCTGATGTCTTTAAGATTACCTTTGATGAATGTGTCGCCAATGGCCTCTATGAGCGTGTTTGTTTCATGCAAGGCAAGCCCTGTACCGAAGAAGGCAAAAAAGACTGGTACACCCGTATTCGCAAAGGTTATGGCCCGCGTAAATCCGCCATGCGTGAAGAGCTGGACGCAATCCCGCGCGATGGCGACGGTTCTGCCATTCCTGGCTTATGGATTGAACGGGCGATGAAAGAAGAGCGACCTGTACTGCGCTGGTCGTTGGATGACAATTTTAAATACTGGTCACCCGAAGCGCGGGCACGGGAAGCTGAGGCGTGGATTCACAAGCACGTAAAACCCTTATTGGACGCGCTAGATAAACAGAACCGCTGGTGGTTCGGCATGGACTTTGCCAGAAAAGGCCATTTGTCGGTCATCACCCCCGTCACCAAAAAAACCAACCTGTGCCGTTATGTGCCCTTTGTCATGGAGTTGCATAACTGCCCGATTGCCCAGCAAAAACAAGTCCTGTGGGCATTTATCGCCGCCTTGCCCAATCTCAGTGGCGGCGCAATGGACGCCACCGGCCCCGGGCAAAGCCTAGCCGAAGAGACCTGGGAAAAATGGAACAGCGTCCAAGAAATCACCTTCAGTCAAAACTGGTACCGCGATAATATGGGGGCGTTTGTTGATGCCTTTGAAAGCGATCTGATGGACATCCC